TTGCATTCTCTGACGACTCTAATAGTTTCATCCCAGAGGTATCTATCGTCATCTGTTCCTTTTCTTTTTCCTGCAACTGAGAATGGTTGGCATGGGAATCCCCCAGTAACAACATCTGCTTGGTATTTATCTCCTTTGACATTTCTTATTTCTCCTTCGATTGGTATATTTTTAAAATTTTTTTGTAACACCTTTTGACAAAATTTATCTTTTTCACAAAAAGCAATAGTTTTAAAATGTCCAGTAGATTCTAAACCCAATGAAAATCCACCAATACCACTAAATAAATCTAAAACTGTTAATTTATTATTACTTTCCACAACTAATTTAATACTTATTTTGAGCTAAAAAACAAGCAATATTTGTATAAATTATGTATTGACTATGTATTTATTGTCAAATATAAGAAAATCAATGTTAAAAAAAATTGGGAAAGAATTTACTCACAAAAAAGATGGTGGTTGCTTTACATCTACACATATGTCGCCAAGTCAATTAAATAAATCAATTGACCAATGGTTTTATGATTATATTGTTTTAGATGAAAAAGAGAGAAAGAAAATACCAGCTAATTTAAAGATGATTTTTGGTGGTCTTGCAGGTCAAGCATTCCAAGATATGATAGTTCATAATTTAACATTAGAAGAAGTAATGAAAGGTAAAAAATGAGTATAGAAATTATAGCTGCTAAAATGCAAAGACAAATAAAAGACTTAGAGCATGACCAAAAGATAAAAAGAAATATGCTTTTAGAAAGAGATGAAGAAATAACGAATTTAAAAAAAGAATTAGATAAAAAGCAACAACTAATTGATTTTTTAAATAAACAATTAATGGAGGAAAGAAAAGATAATGAAAAAACAAGAAAAAATACCAGAAGAAAAAAGTAAAGGTTCTTTTAAAGATAAAAGAATTAAATGCTTACAAGATATAAAAAATATACCAACAGTTGAGATTAAGAAAAAACAATATGCAATTGTTGTTGAAAGACATAAACATTTATTACAAAGTTTTCCTGAAGCTAGATTTAATGAAGAAGTTTTACACCATGATAATGAAAGAGTTATTGTGAAAGTAGAACTTTATATTGGCGATACTATTTATAGTGTAGGTCATGCTGAGGAGTTCAGAAATAGCTCATTCATTAATAAAACAAGTGCATTAGAAAATGCGTCAACATCTGCTTTAGGAAGATGTTTAGCTGCCTTTGGATTATCAGGATCAGAATTTGCTAGTGCCGAAGAATTAGTAAATGCTTTGAACAATCAAGGTGCAACCAAACAATATTCAATTAAAGAAAAAATAAATAACACAACCAATATGACAAAGTTGACTGAAATTTTTTCTAATTGGACTAAAGAAAATGATTCTATTTCAGAATTATTTAAAAAAAGAGAAAACGACATAACAAAAAATGGAGGTACTAATGTCAAACACAAATGGTAGTAAGCAAAAAGATTTTGCACTATTTGAATATAATCCAAGTGATGAGAGAGCTATTAAAATAAGTTTCTCAGGAAATGTAACTTTGGATAATGGTAACAAAGGCACAATATTAGGTGTGAAAGGTCAGAGCAAAGATGGAACTAAAAGATTTTTAAGAGTCTTTGCACAGGTCGGAACACTTTGGAAAAATGACGAAAATTTTTCTGGTTCAATGAATTATCCTGAAGCTGGAGGAGAGAAAAGTCTTATAGCTTGGTTAAATAATGAAGGAACTATACTCTCAGGTTATAAGAATGATCCAAAGAAGGATAATAAAAAGCAAGAAAGCAAACAACAATCTGCTCCCTTTTAGTTGGTGAAAGTTGTTTTTTTGTTTCTATTAGTTGTAGCAAGTGAGAGTAGTTATGAAACTATAAAAATTCCCTATGGGTTTTCATTATTTCCTCTCACTTGTGAAGAAATTTTTAACAAAACAGTAAAGTTTAAATACATAGAAAATAGCGGAACTTATGCAATTTATAAAAACAAAGTTGTTTTTG